TTCAGTAAAGGTCAATTAAACATTGGCAAATCACCTAAAAAAGTAACTTCACAAAAGCAAGCTGTAGCTATTGCATTAGCAATGAGTAACCAGAAAAAAGGCAAAAAGAAATAACAAAAGTTTTGATTCAAATGTGGAAAAGCTAGGCGAAAAATCCATTTTCTTAATTAAATCTCATCAAAAGATTTGCTATATGGTTCTCTCATCAATCTTGTATTGCGAATGATAATCATTCTCATTTAGGGTTTCGGGTATAGTTATCCTGTGAAGCTGTGACAGGTTTTTAAAAATAGTCTTTTCTTTAAGCAATAAAAGCCCCTTGCAATTAAATACAATTAAAAAAAAGCCCCCTATAGAGGCTATAGAGCCATTATTTATTAATTCATAGGTTGACCCCTATAAAAAGAAAAAGAGGCGTTTAAAGCCCCTTTTTAGATGATTCTATGATGTATTTGACCGCTTTTTTCGTTGGCACGAATAAAAACGTTTTATTTATCAGTCTTTGGTCATTGTATTTTATTAAATCATTAATAAACATGGCTAAATCCATGTTATTAAATTGTTTAATAGTCTTTTCTTTCATGTTTAGAACGTACATATAAACCCCCTTATCTATTTTGAAGATATTCTATAAAAAGCTCTTCAGCTAGGTTATAGGCTTCTTTTTCGGTCATTGCTTCGGTGTCTTCAAAATCATGTATTAAATTATGATTTATGTAGAATTTGAAGCGGTTGTTTTGGTCATCGTGTGAATAATTAAAATCCATAATTAACCTTTCGTTGTTATGGCTAAAATTAGCCCCAAAAAGCCCCAAATAGAGGCTTTTTAAGATAACTCTAGAATGACAGTAATAGCAACAGCCAACAATAAAAACTTATGAAGCCTATAACTAAATAAATAAAGTTTTTTAATAAGTTATTCATTTTTAAGCCTCCCAAATAATAAAGCCGTTAGGCATTTTGGCTATAAAATTTTCGGTTTTAAATCTATTTAAAGCATCTCTTTTTGAATTACCGTAAATAGTCATTGCGTAAACAAGACCATTCCAATGTATAAAATATGATTTCATGGTTTACCCCTGTAAGTGTAATTGATTAGCTATATTTTGAATTTCGCTGTACGGTATTTGATGACAGCCAACGGTTAAGATGTCATTTTCAAATCTAGTTACAGCATAATTTCCTAAATGGATTGAATGATTGTTTTTGGTGTATGTGATGCCTTTTTGATGCCATGAATTAATCAAGCTCCAAAACTTAACAGCATGTTCAAGGGGTATTTTGGCTCCTCTAGATGTCTCAATCACATCATCTTTAATTCTTAAGGCTGTGACTTCAAAATGATTGCGAACATCTAAACCCAAACGCCAATTTTCGAGAGCTTCGGCTTGTTGTTGAATTCTTTTAGCCTTATAAATCTTTTCAAGGGCTTTAGCTTCTTTATCAGCTTTAAGGGCTGATTCGGTTAAAGCATCAACATTGGGTAACTCATAAGCTAAATTAAACAATAAAGCATATCTTTCAACGTTATCAAAGATTGATAATGCTTTGGAGCTGTAAAAGTCTTTATACTTTTTAGATCGTGAAGCCTTAAGCAAGAATTCGCTAGCTTGTTTTAGATTAGGCTCAAGGATTAAGTCATTAAAATCATTTTGACCAAAAACAAGGCTATTCAAATTATATTTATGGATGTCTAAATAAATACGGTTTAAATAATGGCTAGATGACTGATACATTAAAGACTGTTGTTTGGATGTAGTATTACTATATGAAGCGGTGTTATAGATTACCGTGTCATTGTTTACTATTTGACCAATGGCTGTTGAATAACTGTATAAGACATCATTTTGACAGCTGACTGAATTAGCTTGTTTATAAACGCTTGAGTCTTCATTGTTAGCCCAAACGTGTATCAGCTCTCTATTACTTGAATATTTAGTTTTCATGGTTAGAACCTTTCATAGTTAAGTTAAGTTTACGTTTAATAAGTATATCGGAGTTATAAAAAGGAATCACGTTATATTATGCTCTTCAAAGAATATAGATAAGTGATGATTAAAGCCTTGTAACTGTGCTAGCTTCACTAAAGACTCTAGATTGTTTTCTATGAACCATTCGGAAAAGTAATCATCATCGGTTAATAGTTTATTAATGTTCATGGTTTAAGCTCCTATTCGTCTATAAATACATAAGTATGTGGTTTAAGGAATATCTCTTTATTAATATCATCGGTAGAAGTTAAAGAATAAGTCTTTGAAGCTCTATCGTAATGATTCTTAATAAATGATGATTTGCTGTCTATCTTACGTTGAATAATTGTGCCTTCTTTAACTCTATGTAACATTTTAGCTTGCATGGTTGATTCCTTTCATGGTTAGTAAATTAAAGTTTACGGTTGAATTATCGTTGATTAGTTTAGAACCTGTCAACAACTAAATTATAGATAGATTTAAGAGGCTAGCAAGAATCATGCCAACTTATAGACTAAATGATAAATAAATATATAGACATCACAAGGAATATGTAGTAATGAACCCAAACGATAATGAGAATCATTCGCATCTAGATAATGTACAGGCTGACACTATGCCTGATATGTTGAAGGATAAGGATATAGACATTAATGCTATAGACAAGATACAGGCTGACAGCTTAACGCCTCAAGCGGCTGACATTGTAGACTCAAGCAAGGATAAAGGCGGAAGACCCCCGCACCTTGCAAATGAGACCACCCGAAATAAAGTATTTATGTTATCTACAGTAGGGACACGCCACGAAGATATAGCCACAGTACTAGGCATTAGTGCAGATACCTTGACTAAGTATTACCACGATGAATTAGCTAAAGGTCGTATTGAGGCTAACGCTTCTGTAGCAGAGACTTTGTTTAAGCAAGCTAAAGAAGGCAACACCACAGCTATGATCTTCTGGTTGAAGTCAAGAGCTAAGTGGAAAGAGTCTACACAGCATGAGATTAGTGGTAATGCAGATGGTACACCAATAGAAGTAAAGATTGTAACTGGAATAGATTAGACCCCCCACCCCCCTTTTTTTAAAAAATCGAAAACCCAAAGTTATTTGAAACGGCAGTACCCAAATTTTTTATAGGATATTATTATGGGCTTATTAGAGTATTTAGACGCAATGCGAAAATCATCACCATCAGCAAGTGGCATGGGTCAGCTTTCAGAAGCTGAGGCTGCACGATTAAAACAACTTCAAATGCAACAACAAATGGATGAGATGTCAAGAATAAGACAAATGAGTGAGGCTTATGGTATGGGTCAAATGAGTGATCGTGAAGGTAATACTATGGTCAACGCTCTAAGACAAATGAATCCACAAGCTAATACTATGCAAAACATTCCGCCTAGTGCTGGTGGTATGTCTGCACGAAACGCACAACCCACTATGAATATAAACACACTTTTAAAAATGCTAGGCTACTAAGGAGAACGTTATGCCAATGGTCGGAAAAATGAAATTTGCTTACACAGAAAAAGGTAAGAAAGAAGCTAAGTCTTATGCTAAGAAATCAGGTAAGAAAGTAGTTGCTAAGCCTGCAAAGAAGGGCATGAAAAATGGCTACTAAGACTGGACTTTATGCCAACATCAACGCAAAGAAAAAACGTATTGCTCAAGGCTCTGGTGAGAAGATGCGTAAGGTAGGCTCTAAAGGAGCTCCTACAGCTATGCAATTTAAAGAAGCAGCAAAGACAGCCAAGAAAAAGAAATGATTAAGAAAGGCAAAGAAACGTTTTCAGGTTATAACAAACCTAAAGCTACACCTAGCCATCCTACTAAATCACACGCTGTATTGGCTAAAGAAGGTGACACAGAGAAACTTATACGCTTTGGTCAAAAGGGTGTGAGTGGTGACAAAACAGATACAGCAAGAGCCAAGTCTTTTAAAGCTAGGCATGGTAAAAACATAGCTAAAGGTAAGATGTCTGCCGCATATTGGGCTAACAAAGTAAAGTGGTAATTTATTAACTAGGAGGCGATGACCCTATATGGAGTCGCAAAGCAAAACTTTAGATACTGGGTATAGACCACGAGTCCCCCAAAAACTGATACACAATGCAGTCAAAGATCATAGGTTTGTGGTAGTAGTAGCACACAGACGTATGGGTAAGACCGTATCTGCTATTAATCAACTTATACATAGTGCACTTACATGCACAAAAAAAGAACCTAGATACGCATATGTAGCTCCTACATACAATCAATCTAAACGTATTGCATGGGACTATCTTGTAAACTATACAAGACCTCTAGGTGCTAAAGTAAACATTGCTGAACTTCGT